ATTATAATGGAAACATTACCATTGCTAGTACTGTGTCTCATTTGTTATGGAATGGGATGGTTTAGCTGTATGGTAATTAACAATAAAAACAAGGAGTCATAATGGCTAAAAAAGAAAAAGAACAAAAGCCTTTTATAAATCTTGATGGCGAAGAGTATGTTATCGAAGATATGGCAGATGAACAAAAGCAAATGCTAAATCACATTAATGATATGCAGAATAAGCTTAATACCAATGCTTTTATGCGTGAGCAGTTAGAGGTTGGTAGAGAAACATTTGTCAAAATGCTTCGTGACTCACTACAAGCTAAATCCGAAGAGGTAGAAGAAGCCGAAGTAGAAGAAGCTTAACAATAAATGAGGTTAGGGTCTATCACGGAACGATACACATGACAGAACAACGCTGACCCTAACTCTCTGGTTGGAGAAAAATTTATGAAATTAGATTTTCATCATGGATTAATTAAATATTTAACATTAAATGGCTGGTTAGACCATTGGACTGCGGTTCACATGGCGGCTGGTGCTTTTATATGTAAAGTATCATTGTGGTGCGGAGCAAACAATTTTGAAGCAGTTATGACTGTAGCAATAATAGGGTTGTTGTGGGAAGTAGCTGAGTGGTATGTTGAAAACTGGAAACCATATGGTTCAAAAAGAAAATGGCGGAACAACACATTGTCTGATTTAATTGTAGAGATAGGACTAGCTTGGTGGATGGTATTGTAGATGGCAAAAAACTCTTTTATCAATTGGGAGAATGCACCGATAAAGAAAGAAGGCTTTATAGCTATTTTCATATTTATGAGCGGATTAATTGGAGAAGGTGTTTATTTTTATAATCGCTTTATTACATTGGAGTCTGATATGATACAAGCAAATACAAAGATAGAAGAATTACTGTCTAAACATATTGAAGATGAAGAAGAAGAATTTGCAAAGCTGGAAGAACGAGTAAAGTTTTATGAGAAAGAATTTAATATTAATCCATTAAGCTGGAGAAAGAAAAAGAAGTGAAAAAAGCTTGGGATATAATAGAATTTATATTAGTTCTTCTTGTTTTTAGTTGTTTAGGGTTGGCTTTTATAGCGTGTGAAGATAAGTATTTAACAGTTGAACGTAGAGTTGTTGATGCGGAAAACAATATCCCTATTTATTTTTATGCTGAAGCTATAAATGCAGAAACTGTAAACACATGGAAGCCAGTATTTACTTATTTTATTTATCAAATGGAAGAAGGGGCATACGATGCCTACTTTCATGCTTATTGTATGTTAGAAGATAGTGTTATATGGTCAGGTATCCAGCCAATTGAAATAGAGGGTGGTAAAAAGATTTGGGGAGAATATGTAGCGGAAGGGGCAAACTTTAGCCCCGAATGGATTGTAAATGTTACTCCAATGGCTTATGTAAGCGTGGAGAGATAGATAGTGAGGAAATTTTATGGCAGATATGTATGCGGAATATGGCATAGTAGGTGTTATGGTCATATTATTTTCTGGAATGCTTTATTGGTTTAGGGGGTTCGTTGATACGCTTATTAACAATAAAATGGAAGACCTTGAATCGGAAATAAAGCAAGTTCAAGATATTGCAGAAAATGAGATGCAACAGAATAGAGAAATTTTAGTGAAACTGATAGACAGATGGAATAAAGAAGCTCAAAATTCAGACAGAAGACATGAGGGCTTAATTGAAAACGCAGAAAGAAGACATGAAAAATTAACTTTTGAGTTGAGGACTCAGAGTGAAACCCTTAATTTTCTTAAAGGAAAACTTGATAAAAATTGAAGAAAATGAAAAAAACAAGAATTGGTAACGGAAGAGGAACCAAAAGTAAATATAAGACTTATCGTGGACAAGGCGGTAGGAAGAGATGAATAAAAAAGAAGTTGACAGTTATCGAGAAGGCGTACAATCTAGGCTAGAAGAATTAGCTGTGTTAAACGCAAAGCATAGCCAAGATATAATATATGTTAAAGAATCTCTTGATGAGGTCAAAGTAATGTTAAAAGAACAAAATGGTCGTGTTCGCAACTTAGAAAGTTCTGTATCAGGAATAAAAGCTATTGGGGCTATGATTGCCGCAACTTTCTCTGGTTTATTCGGCTATTTCTTTACGAAAGGAAGTTAAAATGGACTTTAAATCAATGTTAATGGATTTGGCTGAAGCACAAGCAGATAAAATGAAGGGTGAAGCAATGGGCTTTCTTGCTTCTGATGAATTTGCAGACCATTTAGCGTCAAAGATTAATGAAAAAATAGACATACCATTTGTTTCAGAAGAAAAAGAACAAGTATTTTTTGAAAAGATGGTTGATTTAGTAACAGATATGTTAGAAGGATTCTTTAAAGGTAAATAATGGATGAAGCACAATTAAAAGATTTAATTGAACGAGTTCTTAATAAAATAGAATTATACTCTCCAGAAGCGTCTGATTTAGTATTTAAGACGTTAAAAGTGGAGAGCCTTTTAAAATATGTTCGTCAGATAAAGGGAATTGCGGTTGGCTTTGGACAATGCGAACCATGGGTTGCAGTAGATATATGTAAGAATTATTTAAAGTATAGACCCGACTTAATGAAACAAGTTGCGGATACAATAAACGTGAAACTGTCATACTTCACTTTACCAAAAGAGGAAGATTGGGCATGGATATTAGAAACAAACATAGCCGCCATGATTTCATTTTGTCGGTTGCATTACAGAAGAATACCAAAAGCGTTACCAAAAAAGAATTTAGACGAACAATGGATTTATTATAAAAAATATTATAACACAGAGCGTGGCAAAGCTACAAACGACCACTGGATGGAAATATTATCATAGGAGTAGAATATGGCAACATACGCAACTGAAAGAGAATTAAAAGATGTTTTTCCAGAAGTAGATAACTTCGATACAAAAACACCTATATATGGATGGGTACAGCATAGCGGTTCGCTGTATAGGGCTGATAATTGTGGTCTTATAACACAGCTTTTTGTGGATGGACAAGATTTAGGAGCCGCAGAAGCAAATAGTGGTGAGGTAACCGCAAATGGAGAGTGGTATTATGAATCAACTTTAGATGCCGCTTATTACTACAACAGTGCAACCAACCCAAATGATTTATTAATGGAGTCTGGTGAAGACTTTGCTACATTAAAAACAAGATTTTTAGCAAACGCATCAAAATACTTAGATGCAATGCTTGACGGTAATCTACCTAGAGAACAGTTTAAAGATGAATCAGGCTCATACGATTACATTATTGTCAGGGCAACGGCTTTAATTGCCTCTGCCTTTTTAATTAGGTCACACGACCCTACCTCCGAGGTAGCTTCGGCACTTATGGATGAGGCTCAACAACTCATTGACTCCCTGAACAGCGGTAATAGCCGTTTGTCTTGGCAAACAAGTGGTGATTCATCCAAAGGTGTTATAAGAGAAATGTCTGTAAGTGGAAACTTAAAGATTGTAGATACAAGAGGTTCTTATACAGGAATATATGATAAGATTAAAATTATTATATCAAACGCTGGAGCCATAGGAACAGCTAAATACGATGCGTATATAGGTAATGCAGACAATTTAAAAAGTAATCAAGTGGTTAGCGACAGGGTTATTAATGGACAATATCAGCCGTTAGCTAGTGGATTAGAAATAAGATTTTCAGGTTCTGCTGATAACTCAGCGGCAACCTTAAACGATGAGTGGGAAATAGAAGTATTTGGACAGACAGAGCACGTTGACAACAGTAGTTCTATACGTTCCACTCGCATGAGTAGAAGATTTGGATAAAACGAATTGCAGTATAGTAATTACGATATGCAAATTATAGATAGATAAATGGCGATTTCTTTTACAAATGTATTTAAGGATAAAATTCTTGATACAGTAAGAAGTTTCTTGAACACAGAGTTCGCTGGAACAATTCCTGTTTATACAGGTAATTTTAAGAATATGGGAAGTCAATTCATAAGAATGACCCCTATAGGCAATGACCTTGTTGATAATTTAACCAATGGGGAAATTAGAGAATATATTGTTGAAGTAGCTTATTATTTTAAAGAGAAATCGGTTAAGAGAGATACTTGGGAGCATATACTTCGTCAAATATCTCGCATGGAGAATTTGTTTAATGACAATTTGAACAACACCTACTTTAATGGGCGTTTAGTTAGTATGCGAATCAACGAATTAGAAGATGAGGAAGCAGAAATTGAAGGCTTAAACGCAGTTAAGTGGGAGTTTAGAGCGATGTTTTTAAGTAACGTATCTTAAAGAACGAATAGTAGGAGTAGGATATGAAAGCAAAATTAAAAGACAGTAATGTCGGTTTGCCTAATTGTTGGAAAGAATGTGGATGTTCTTTTGATGATTGGCAAAAATTACAAGAAGGGAAAGAGGTTGAATTAAAATCTATTCCCGAATCAATAGGGCATTTATTCAATGCTCCAAAATCAAAAAGCAAAGGAGATAAATAATGGCTACAGTAGCACACGCATTTTCTCCTAAAGAGTTTACTTGTTGGATTATTTCTGATGCAACTAACGCTGGAACCTCAGGTATTCACGCATCCAATATGTATCAACTAGATGTTGACTCGGTGAGTTATCCATCGTTAAATGTTACACAGGCACTAGATGTAAGAAGTGGCGTTGGTCACACTCTAAAGGATGAAGATTTTTTTCAAGACAATAAAATAAGAGCAACAGAGCTAGCTTTGTCAGGCACACTGCATAATGACGCTGGGCATAAATTGTTGTTACAAAATATATGTAACGATGTATCTGGCGATGCGGCTATTGCATCAGGGCACACAGGAACATCTCAAAAATATGGTGCGGCAGTAACAAATGCCGCTTCCTCACTAACAGTGGTTATAAAATCATCTGACCACTCTAACCAAAAAAGTATGGAGTTTGCCGGATGTGTTGTTACAAATTTTGCTGTTTCTGCTGACAACGGAACTGAGGGTGGAAGATATAAATTTTCCGCTACCTTGCAAACTGGAAAGGTGCCCGATTTAAATGAATCTAGCACAGCGGCTGGCAGTAACGCTTATGCAAACACTACGCATTCTTTATTAAGTAGTGGCTCAAGCATAAAAGTGTTTAACGTAGATGTTGTTATGCAATCGTTTACTTGCACAATTGAACATCCAGCTGTTTTTTCTGGAGCAACTTCAACAGGTTATGAGGTTGTAAGTAGGGGAGCAGAAGCATCCGTTACGGTAGATACACAAATAAAATATGATGGAAACACAAAAGGTTTTCCAAATAGTTTTGATACGCAAACTGCGGCTCAATCTGGAAATATGTTTACCATAACAAACAACAATGCGTTTGGGATTGATGTTCAAAACGGTGTATTTACAAACGTAGCATTTAGCGAAGGCGATATAATGATGCTTGATTGTTCAATAAAATCAGTAGATGATGGTTCAGACGCATTAGTGTCGTTTGACATAACATCATAAAGTTAATTAAGGAGAAAACATGAAAGAAGTGACCATATCATCTGGCAAAAAGGCAAAAATCAGGGAAATGTCAGTTGACGATATTGATTACTGTAATGATATACCTCAGTTGGTATATGATGGTGATGAAGTGAAGACAATCCGAAACCTATCTAAGGCAAGAACAGCTTGGCTTAGAAGAGGTATAGAGGGTTGTGATGATAAATTTATCAAATCAATGTCAGAGGAAGAAAAAACAGAACTTTCTCTAAAAGTACAGGAGTACCAAAATATGGGGGAAGAGAAACCCTCACCTTAGAGCTTAATGTCTTGATTGACAGCAACTGTGAGGGTTGCCCATACCATGTTTATCCTTATAAGGCTCAATTGCCTGTTATGGAGAATGGAAAATACATTACTAAGGAGTTTCGCTCAGACGAAGACGTTTGGTCTGTAATTGATTTAATTATAGAAGAAACCAATACGGTGAACAAAGAGCAAGGAAAAAACTTTGATATAGCTAATTCTGTATCAGCACAAATTCCTTTCTTTGCTTGTACTAATAAAGTATTAAATCAACAAGTGCAAAATGATATTGCACGATATGTATATTGTGAAAAATTTAAAGTTTCTGCTTATGACGGCTCTTATGGAAATCAACCTTACAGATGGATACAAAAGGCTATGATTATTGGTAAGATGTTAGCAAAAAAACAGAAGAAAGAAATAGAGAAGAAAAATGGCTAAAGTAGTAAACACAGCGGTATTAGAGTTTTCTGTAAAGGGTGACGAAATTCACGTTAGAGCGTTAAAGAAAAGCGGAGATGCGGCAAAAAACTATGGAAAAACATTAAAAGGCACAAATAAAGAAAGTGCTCTTGCGGTACGAAACTTTAGAAACCTTCACGATGCAAATAAAAAACTAATACCAACATTTTCTGTGTTACGGTCAAAGGTTCTTTTGGTTGCTTTTGGAATGGGGGTGCTAGCAAAAACTGTTGGTAAATATATTAATGTAGCCGCTAGTGCAGAAGAAATAACAAATAAATTTAATGTAGTATTTGGAGAAGCCGCTGAATCAGCATCTGAATTTGCAGATACGCTTGGAGAAGCAACGGGAAGGTCATCTACAAAACTCAGGGAAATGCTTTCTGCCTTACAGGATACATTTGTTCCTCTTGGTTTTGCTAGAGATGAGTCTGCTAAACTTTCAAAAGCACTATCAAGACTTTCTCTTGATGTAGCAAGTTTTAACAACAGGGCTGACGATGAAGTAATGAAGGCTTTTCAATCTGCTATTGTTGGAAACCATGAAGCAGTTAGAAGCTTTGGGATTGTTCTTACTGAAGCATCTATTAAAGAAGAAGCTTTAAGAAGTGGGATTATAAAAGGTAACAGAGAATTAACAGCACAAGAAAAAGTTTTAGCTAGGGTTTCTCTTATATATAAAAGCACGGGTGATGCTCAAGGAGACTTAATTAAAACTCAAGATAGTTATACAAATCAACTTAAAGCATTTAACGACCAATTGTTTGAACTGCAAAGACAAGTAGGGGAGGCGTTAATGCCTTTAGCCGCTGATATGTTAGAGCTTATGGCTCAATTTGCAGACGTAGAGCATTTACAAGCATTTGCAGTTGTTCTTGGAACCGTTGGGTTGGCTTTAGGGGCAGTTAGGCTTAAAGCCTTGGGGGCAACAGCCGCAGTTAAAGGGTTTAATGTAGTTGTAAAAGGGAGTCTTATTTATCTTACGGTTCTTGCTGTAGATGAAATCGCAAGACTTATAAAGCATTTTAAAAATAAAGGCGATACAATTAAAAAGACAAAAGTGGAGCTAGACGATTATAGCAAATCTTTTCAAAACCTTAACAATATATTAGCTCAAAAAAATATTGAGATTAGCACAAAAGCCTATAAAGAAGCGTTGGAAACTTATCGCTCTCACAGTCAAGCTGTTCACGATTCTGAACAAAAAATACTAGAAGAAAAACAAGCGATAAAAGAACTTAATAAAAACAACAAGATTCGAGGAAGCTTTCTTGCTTTTTTAGTTGGTGAAATAAATAAAAAAATTGCCGCAGAAGAAAACAATATTTTTAAATCAAAACTAGCGATGAAAGCCGCAGAAGAAGAGGCGGATGCTATATATGAATTAATTAAACCAACAAAAGAGCACGCTAAATGGTTAGAAGAAAACTCTAAAGCTTATGAAGCTGGAGCTAGTGCACAACATTACTGGCAAGAACAATTCGACACTAGATTAGATTTTAATGAAAAATTAAAAACGCTACAAACATCTGCTTTTGACTTACAGGTTAATTTTTTAAATGCAGAAATAGAAGAGTTTAAAGCCGCTGGCATAAAAGAAGAAGAATTAGAAATTTATAAACAAGAAAGATTAAAACAAATACGAGAAGAAAGTGCTTCTCATTCTATAAATCTTGCAGACGCAATGGGCGATGCTTTATCAACCGCTTTTGATACAGACGCTGGGGCTGGAGAAGCGTTTAAAGGGTTTATTATTCAAGTTCTTCAAATGATACAGCAAACAATTCTTGCATCAAAAGCTTTAAATGAAGCATTAACCTTTACTTGGGTTCCCGGTTTAGGTGCTGGGGTAGCAATGGCGGCTTTTATTGCTTTAGAAGCGGCAAAGGCTAGTGTTAGGAGTATAAAATTTGCGGCTACAGGAATGAATGAAATTGTTAATGAACCAACAATGATTATTGCTGGTGAAGCTGGAGCAGAGCGAGTTAACATAACACCTCTTAGTGGAGGTTCTTCTGGTGGGCAATCTTCTGGAGGAGGTGGAGTAACCGTTAATATATCAGGCGGTATAGTTCAAGACGATTATGTAAGAAATGAATTAATACCAGCATTAAATAAAGCAACAGGAACAGGAACTAAGATTAATGCTTGATTTTAATGATTCGCTAGATGCTTCTTTAAAATTAAAGAACACAACAGCATTTTGGGTATTAAAGCTTTTTTATGCCGATGAGGATGCGGCTGATTTTATAGGAGTTAGCGACAAGCACAGAACAGATACAAGTGACAACACTTTTTATCATGGTATAGTTTCCTCTTGGGGAAGCTTAAATCAGTCTTTAAACTTTTATAGCTTTGAAACTACCCAAGCAAACATGACTGTAACCCTTATTAATACAGAAAGAAGTATAAAAGGGGGAAGATTCTCTGATTTATTTTCATCTTATAATTTTGCCAATAGAAAATGGGAATTATTTCAAGTGGCAAGCGGATATAATAACTGGGATGATAATAATGATAACTTAATTGGCTCTGGAATTATTGCTGGAGATATAAAGTATAATACAGATACAATATCCCTTACATTATTAGATAATTCTTCAAGATTTCACAAAATATTACCTTATCATACGGTAGATGTAAACGCATATCCAAACGCTCCAATTAGCAATAGAGATGCTCCTGTTCCAATGGCTTACGGAGACTTTGGGGAAGAACTTGCTGTTGGTACTTACGGAGATTTTGGTTATCACTTTGTTAAAGGAAGGTTTCCAGCTATTGTAGTAGATAAACAAAATTCAGACGGATTAACTGTTGCACTTCCAGATACGATAAGACCTCACGAGGAATACGGCACAGGAAGTGACCTTGACGACATGGCTCAACTATCTATATTGTATGGAGGTAGAGTATATATGCCCTTAGAAGGTCAGTATTTACAATGCGACCTTAACAACTGTAAAGTCGGAGACCACGCATCGTTTGGCTACGACAACGCCCCTGATGAAGACGGGGATAATATTATATATTTTAGAGGTTCTTCTTATTTTTCCTACTTTCCTTTGGAAAGTTTAAGCGACACCACAGGAATTACAAGCGGAAGTATAGACAATTGGTTAGACGGAGATTTTACAACTTCCTCTGGGTTAGGAGCAAATGGGAATACGCAAAAAGTTTCATTTAGATTTCCAGATATTACAAAACTTGGGCATTTAGATGCAGACGGAGATGTTGACTTGCTTTTATATATATCATCTGATAGCGACCCAGCTGGAACATTAAAATTGGTTGCTAATGAACCGGGAGACGAACAAACGCTAACTTGGGGCACTGGAGTTCAAAGAGTTGCTATGTCAAACGCTTTTAACGCCACACAAAGAGATACACAAGATTTTAGTTCAGAAACAATAGGTCTTAGCGTAACATCTGCATCAGGTTCTCGATTTGTAAACATTAATCAAGTTGGCTTACAAATACAAATTGATGTATTTAAAAAATACGGTACTCCTATATATAATCAAGAAGTAATATATACAGGTGCATACAATGACCCGGGAGGATATAGAATTGTAAATACAGAAATTGTTTCTGATATACCAGCTGGGAAAATGCAATATATGTATTATGCTGGAAAGGGTAGGGAATATGGCAGTTGGATAACAGCTTCTCGTAGCAATGGATATAGTTCAGCGGCTTTAATAGAAAATCCAATATATATAATCGAACATATTTTACGCTCTGAATTGGGATTAACTTCTAGCGAAATTGACTACGCAACATTTGACACTGCTGGAAACACAACAAACGGACATATCATTAATACGTTTGACGAAGATAATATAAATCATATAAAGTTTGCTTTTAGTCAATATAAGTTTTTGGATTCAAGAGAATTAATTAAACGATTATCAAAACAATGTTTGTCGTATGTGTTTATTGGTGGAGACGGAAAATTTAAAATCAAAACACTTCAGAAAGCCGCAGACTACGGAAGTGCTAATAAAACAATAGATTATGTAGATATAAACTTAAAGGGAATATCTAAAACACCCCTAAGTCAAGTAAAGAACGATATTACAATAAATTATGATTTTGATTATATGGATGAAGTGTTTAAGAAAAGCAAAAACAGAGCAGAAAACATTAATGAAGACTCCACAGAGAACAATCAAGTATTTAAGCTAAAGCTAGACGCTTCTGCTATTTTAGATGAAACAACGGCAGATAATTTAGCAATAGCATATAAAGATATATTTAAAGACCAAAAAGTGGTGTTGGATTTTGATTGTTTACGACCTTATTATAATGATTTAGAAATGGGAGATATAATTAAGTTTGAAAACTGGGATAGTAAAATTAAAATATACGGAACAGCAATGGGTACAGATTATTATATGATTTCTGATATTAGCAAAAGACCAAGCGGTTGTTCCATTAAAGCAATAAAGGTGAGTTAATATGGCAAACATGAATGTAAGAACGCCAAGATTTTATGTAGATACATTAAGCTATTTATTAAGCAGAGGTATGACGCAAAACGGAGAGTTAGACGTAACTGCAACAGGAGGTGTTTTTAGAGGAATACAAACAGGCTCTGAAATAGAGTTGTTTGATATGAACCCTTTAAATAAAGTAGATTTTGATACATCTGGGGCTACCTCTAGCCATGTTCTTGTTACAATAGACACGCAAAGTGCTACTAGCAAAAAGAACTTTATTGCAATATTGAACCATAATTTAAAATCAGCTAAAGGTAAGATTAGAATATTTGCTGGAAACGAAGATAGTGACCATACAGCTGTTGATGGTGGAAACGCAGAAACAGGCGATGTTGATTGGTCAAGTATGAACGTAACAGAAGTTGTAAACGCTGACACGCTTACTGACGGAAGTGGCGATACAAGCAAAACGATTGAACCAGCATCAGATGGAAGCACAATATTTACATTTGATGAAACAAACTTACAATATTGGGGTATTCAATTTGAAGGAGCACATGGGTATTCTGGTAGTGCAACTAATGAAACTTGGGATTCTTCTACCGACTTGTTCGTAGGTTGTATTTTATTGGGAGAGTATTTTGATATGCCAAATGCTCCAGACTTAAATGTTACGTCTTCTATTATGTTTGACGGTGTAAAAACTTTAGAATCTGCCGCTGGACAACGCTTTTCTAATATGGCAAATAGCGGAAGAACACATGGAGCAACAACTAAATCCCCTTTTACAATCGGGCAACCAGATTATGAAGGTTATGGTGGAAGATTGGCTTATGATATGAGCTTTTCATATTTAAATGCAACAAGCGTATTTCCAAACAGATATGAATCATTATTACATACAGAAGACACAGTGATATCTGATGTATGGAACAAAACTAACGGAAGCCATTTACCATTTATATTTTCAATAGACAATTCAAGCACAGGCTCAAATGCAGAATCCGAACATATGTTTGCTAGATTCGCAGATAACTCAATGAGTTTTCAGCAAGTTGCTCCAGATGTATGGAATGTTAGTTTTCGGGTTGAAGAGGAGTTTTAATGCCTACATCTTTTACAAACAACTTTTTCTTTTCCTAGAGTAGGAAAGTTTTCATAGTATTCAGTTTTCTTGTGGAATCTTGCTGACTTCTGCCAGCACATTTTACATTTTGGACAATACTTAATATTATCATCCGCATATCGTGAATCTAATTTATAATCATTAATACTTGTTGGTTTATTTAACTCAGCGGTTATAAACCATTCAATAGACCCATCGTCATCAGGGTTTTCTTTGTAGTATTCTTCTTTTAGTCGTGTGGCGTGCTCTTCTAGTGTCAAAATGGGTTATTATTTGTCTCTTCCTGTAATTCAAATTTCAATGATAAGTATTCTTTACCGTCTTGTGTTGTATTTATCCAACTAGCAACTCGATAATTAACACCGTCAACTTTTGCACTACCCGTATAATCGGGTCTTTGCTCTTTTCCTTCTTTATCATTTTGAAAGATTGAACCATGATTTTCTTTGTGTTCGAACATATGTACTCCCTATTTTAAAGGGGTGGAGAAGTAAGGAGGTTAGTCAAGAGGAGCTTGATTAAGAACTTCCCCACCCACTTTTTTTATTTTTATTATGTCTCCTAATATTTGTGATGCCATATCTCCAGCATCATATTTAATATACGTTTGTAATGCTTTTTTGACTACCTCATATTCGTCTTTTGTTAAAATAATTGCAATTCTTTTTTCTAACATTATATTTTTATTTCAAGTATAGTCGTTTTTTGTGAAAGTTTTTGCCTTGACTTTGGATTATAAGCTTCAAGACTTTTATCAATATTATAACCTTTGTTATCTGTATGTTGTAAATCCACCTTTATACCATCTCTATTTCCATTGTTATAAAAGATGTACAAGTTTTGACTTGCTCTACCTGATAAATTAAGTGCTTTTTCTGAATAATCATTTGCTCCAACTAGCGATGAACTCCTTGCATAAGTGTCTCCTATGCGTGCAGAATGTATATGTCCACTGATGACATAGTCAATATGTATTCCTCTACTTGCATATCTTCCTTTAATTTGATTAACAGAAGATTCGTGTTTTGCCGTAATAGAGCCGTGACCATGTAATAATAAAACATTTTGTCCAGCTACATTTATAACAACTTCCATTGGGTCTCCAGAAACAAAGTTTATTTTTGTTCCCATAAATAATGCTCGTAGCATATTAAATATTGTAAAATCATAATTATCTGTTGCTAATATATCTGTCCATCCATATTCTTTATGTACTCTTGCTTCATTTCCAGAAACACACGCTACAGTTACATTATAAGATTTATTTAAATCTAAAATAGCTTGTTGCAAAATATCCGTAGCAATAAAGACCGCTTGTGCCCTATTTGTGGAATTTGTAAGCATTTCATCCAATCTTCTATCTGAGTTGATTAAATCGCCTGTAAGAGCCACAACTACATTAGATATATGTTGTGTCGAAAAATAACTTTTAGCGGCTTCTATGTGCCTTTTAATGCGTTTTGAAGCGACTCCAAAGTCAAATTTGTTGTTTGGCAATCGAACAAGCTCATTAAAGTGCAAATCTGAGAAATGAACCATACCAACTGCTTTTCCTTTTTTTGGATGCGACTTAACAGATTTATGAAATTTATTTTCTCGTAATACTGCTAATATTTTTGAACTAATTGTGTTAACTGCATTATCTAATCTAGCAAATTCACGAAAAGTTTTTCTTTCAATTCGATTTCTATCTTGAAATGATTGTTTTTGCTTGGCAAGTTTGACACTTTCTTTAATAATGTCGGGTTCGCCAAGTACAGGACTTACTGTTTTATAATTACATTCGTTACACTTCCATCGTAGCTTTGGTTTTCTTGCATCATTTAATCCATGTTTTATAAGGTTTCCGCTACCGCATTTTGGACAGCTAACAATATAACCGTCATCATTGTAAATTATCATAATATTCCTTTAGCTCGAGGTATAAATCCTCTAGTTGTGGCGTTGAAAATTTATTGACTGTTCTGTATCGTCTATGAAGTACATCATATTTATCTTTACCAAATTTCTCTATGTACCAATTTGAATAAGGATAGAAGTCTCTTTCGTGTCGCAAATTACATCCTCTGCATTGAGTGTGGCAATTTCCATCTTTTGATATATCCCACCTTGTATTATAAGCCATTCGTGAAAACATATGTCCGTTTTGTAAATATTCTGTTGTTCCACAAACCACGCAATATGGTGTCGTCTTTCTAATTATAAGGCTAACTATTTTATCTAGTTTTCTTACAATAGATTTTCGCTTACTTATTTTTCTGCGTGGCATTATAAAGTATAACCTTTTCTTTCACAATAGTCTTCCCATTTATCTAAAAATTGTAAAACTGTATTTTTTTCATAATTCCACCATTTATAAGTATCATTATGTTTAAAATAACACTTTTCTACATATTGGTCTTTTACTATTATATCCTCTTCTGGATTTGTATTATGTCTAAATAAAATAGCACAGGCTTTGTGCCCCTTTTCTCCTTCTTTACCTTTTACTTGGTCATGTGATTTTACTGCTCTTTCTAAAGCCCATCGCTGTCCGTCTGGAACATCCGCCCCTACAAGCTTTGCTTCCATATATACAAACACACCGCCTTTATAATCAATAAATCCATCAATGTCGGTAGGAATTATTCCTCTTCTTCTTTCCATACCTTCAAAAGATATAATTTGTTTTGCTCTCTCTGGATGATTTATAAGCATTATTTCCTCCTTGAATTTATTATTTCACTTCCAACAACCCATATAATAAAAAGGGCTACCGCTATAAATAAAAGCGATAACCCTAATATTAGTAGATTGCTTATAATTGTTGCAATCTGTATCATTTCCCCTCCAACCATTTATCCAACCATTCTCTCCTAAATACAATCTTATTCACACCCTCAGGTTTAGATGATTTTAAATAACCATTACGAACCGCACCATATATGGTTGTACGGCTACACTTGGTATATTCTAATGCTTCAGGTACTCCCATCCACATTCTGTTTCTACGTTTTTTAATTACATCATTCATGTACTGAACAATCATATTACCTCCTTTATAAGGTTAGTTACTGTCATTTTTGGTTTATGAGAACATTTTCTACAAACCATATAAGTTGTTTTAGATTCTGTTTTTGTTTTAAAACCACATTCTAAACATTCTAAAACGTAATTATTAATTATATTATTATATGTATTATTATGTTTTAACTTTTGTTTAATAGGGTCTTTAACTTTTGTTAAAGAGGGTCTATAAGAAAACTTAAATAGGCTATTTATAATCCTTCGATTTCCCATATCTTTCGATATATGTGAAGTTACAAACTTTTTGTCTATTAAACTTTTGATAACTAACGATACTCTCGTTTTGCTGATTTTAAAGAATTTGGCAAAATAATCATTACTTGCAAAACATCCATTTTCTCCATCTAAACTCATAATTTCTACAAGGAATATTTTTTCTTGCAAGGTCAAATCTTCATTTAACCATATTTCTTTGGGAATCCAAATTCCTTTCCACTCTCTTTTCATACTGCTCCTCTAAATTATAACCTCGCCTACCTGTAACCACATTTTGACAAACAGACGAGGTTGCTTAGTAGCCAACCTAAGCCAAAGCTTTGAATTGGTCGTTTAAATTTCTTTCAATTTCTGATATTTTATTTTCTAATTCTGTCATATCATCTCCCATTATAACAATAGAAAATGTTTGAATAAGAACTTGTGCAATATGCTCTGCTAATTTATAATTCTTATTATCTATAGCTATATAAAACTCAGCTAAAGAATTACCAAAAGCTTCTACCATCTCTAACCTGTCTTCTAATTCTAATTCACCCACTTTTTTTCTTGTCCATGCGTTCATTTTATAATCTCCATAGTAATACAAACAATCATTCCTAAAAGCATACCAATGGTAAATATAAGAAAATATAGCAAACTACCCCTTTTTTTATCTTCTAATAATTTTTCATATTCGTTTTTATAAGGATTAAAGGTTATTTTTTCTGGTTTCATTTTATACCTCATTATATAAAGTTTATTTCCCCACATTTGTCCAATATAATCATCTTTCATTTGAGACCTCTAATTATAAGAATTGTCCACAATATAAAAGCTGATACGATTAAAATCCAACCTAAGTCAATAGGATAAAACATTTATCAGCCTAAATCTTTTTGCATAAGCTGTGTATCCATTATTAATAATGGTTTTGATTTATCAGGTTGACCATTTTTTCCTGTTTCTGCTATTGCCAGACTATATCTTCCTTTTGGAACTATTTTTCTAAAAGCTCTATAGATATCTGGTATTGTTTTAAATTGTTTATTCAAAACATCCTTTAGTCCTAATTTTTCATTTAGAGAATCTATTTCCCCAATTTCTGATACCATAATTAACATCATAATTTTCTCCTTATTTATTCTCGATTAATTCTTTAATCTTTTATATGCACCTAGTTTTAAACCACTATATTTTGTTACTCGTACATCATCTTTATTAGCCTTCTGTGAGCACACCCTCCATACTCAATTTTTTTTTCAGCTAATAAATTCTTATACATCCTTATAAGACCTTTTTTAGAAATTTTATTATTGATGTTTTGAACTTTATAAGCTTCTCTTAACATTTTTCTTCTCTTTCTTTTTATAATATTCCTTCATCTTTTCTTCTTCGTAATATTCATCTGCTTTATCCCAATTATTTAACTTTCTAAGTTCTTCGTAATATTCTCCCATTTTACTCATTGTATCTCCTCATTTATTAAATCATATCTTCTGTCTAAAAGCTTGGAGATATCTCTTATAACTTCTCCTTGTCGTTCTTCATGCGTGATTGCACTTTCCACCAATCCCATTATATTATTTAATACACCACGAAGTTGTATTGCTTTTAATTCATGTTTATGTTTTTCTTCTAAAAGATTATCCATCTTTTCGTGAAGATTTTTTACTATTGTTGTTGCGTTTTGCATAAGCCCTCCTTAACTCATTTATTATAAGCTTTAATTCACTGTTAGTACAATGAACTAAGCTTTTTTTGCCAACATATTTCTCTTTTACTTGCAAGGTAATTCCTATACCCATATAATACTGTGCTAAAGCAAAAGATTCTATCAATTCTTTGTTGGGGGAAGACAACTTTAGTTGTGGAAGGGGATGCTATTATAGACATTGTCCTCCCCCAAAATATAAGGACTTGGCGTTGATGTTAATTCATTGTCTAATAGTTCGGTGGAAACCAAAGATAGAACAACCAAGCCCTTTGTTACTGTGCCTCGGAACACAGTTATTTCTGATTCCTTAAAGCGTTAACCATTTCATCAGCTGAAGCCAGTTCAGTTCCGGCTAACCCAGCACAAGCCAATGCTCTCCCCCAAGCGGAAGTCTGAGCAACCTCAACATAAGAAGTCTTATTAATATAAGATGCTCCTTTATGCTCATGTGCTATTCCCTCAAAAGTTCTACCATTATCAAAAGTCAGAGTTGCTTTAATTATAACCTCGCTTTCAGTAGAACTCAGAAGTTCTGATGTTAAAGACCAACTGTCATCTGCACCATGTAGTTCAGATAATCTTTCAGCTACGGTCTTATATTCTTTACCATGTATTGTTACAGGCATATAACCTCCTTTTACTCTTTAAATAACTCCTCATAAGGCTTATTCAGAACGTAACATATAGCTAATTTATAAGCATAGCTTGGTATAACTTTGCCACTTGCCCATGTTGACAAAGTTACTCTTGACATACCTAATCTCCTACTAAGCCAAGATAAGCTACGTTCATTTTCTTTTAAGTGTTCTATTACTTTATTCATAACTCTCTTTCTGTTATATAAGAACTTACAAAACATTATTATAAATAGCTATATATTGCAAATATAATAAACAATAATATAAGTGCATATAACCAAGATTCAAGTTCCTGTTCCATTTTATTTTTCCTCCTTAATAATTTTAAGATTATATTTTTTTATAACTTTCAATCTTTCTTCTCTTGTCTTA